TGAAATAACATTGAATCAAATTCTGATTCATATTCTTTCATCTGATCCATAATTAAATAATTCATGTAATCTTTTACACGCTCAGACTGTTGTTCTGTCCCAGGATTTTTAACACCTATGATTTGTGTTCTGACTGGTCCATCTGCAGGTAATAATTCTTTATAAGCTTGTGCTTGAAATTGTGTGACTGCTTCTGCAAGAACTGGGTGTGTTGCACCAGATGCACCTTGAAAAGGTTCAGTTCTGTTTTCGTATTTAAATCCTAACAAATCTAATCCAGTTGTATAAGCTTGCTCCCAATCTTTTCTAGAAGATTTGTAATCCATATAATTTTGAACCATTTCACTTCCAATCGGTTCTAAATTTTCCTCTGGTAAAATATCTGCTAAGTTATCGAAATGATTTTCTGTACCCGGTATATTTATAGCTCCCGGTTCAAAGTCAATCGTTGCACCACCATCTTCTTCTGGTACTACTTCAACTGGTCCTTTTTGTTCTGTTTCTTCTTCCTGAACACTAACTTCTTCTGCCATCTCTTCTTCTGAAGGGATGTCAAGTTTTGTACGAGTGTTAGGGAGTCCTTTATCTATATCTGCCATTTAATACTCCTATATATTCTTACCACGATTTAATAAACCTTGCAACCCTTGTGAGTTTGGTCCTGACTCTGGTGGTGGACCTGATCTATCGCCTGCTTGTTTTAATAAACCACCACCTGCTTTGTTTTTTCGTTTTTGATAATCAAAGAAAGGTCCTGTCTTAGTTCTAAAATTAGATTTTGTAATAGCATCATAAAAATCTAACTGACTTGGTTCTTCAAAAACCTGTTGATTGTATGGAAAATTTTTTCTCTCTCTAGCGATTTTTGCATTTAACGTATCTATAATTGTATCTTTTTTGTCTAAGAAATCTTCATCAAGTGTTTTTTTAATTAGAGCATCCAAGTCTAAGTTTGGAGAAAATTCTCTTTCTTCTTGTTTTTTTATACTATCATCTATTATATTTTTTACATCTTCTCTTACTTTTGATTTTCTTAATTTTGCTAGTTTACCAACTTTAAAACCTGCACGTCCACCCCTTGCTAGATTAGCAACACCACCTGCATCTGCTATTCTTTGTAATGATTGTTGTATTTGATCACCTGTTCTTAATACATCTAACCCGCTCAAAGTTCTTGTAACTGCAGGTGTGATTCTCTCTGTAACACCTGTAAGGTCAAGATATTTATCTATTAACTCATCATCATCTGTGCCTAATGATTGTTTTAAAAAGGATCTTACTTCATCATCAGAATATTGTGTATATAAATTTTGCATCGCTTTGTTTGCTTTTAATCTTCTTAAATTATCAGCATCATCTCCTTGAGGAACCGATAGAACACCAAACTTAGACATTTGTTCTCCAGCTTTTCCTTGTAAATATTCTTGTGCAATGTTTGATGCATCTTTAAATGCTTCACTAGATATTATATCTGCAGATTGATCTGCAAATCTGCCTTGTTCTCTTGCGTCTGCTGCAGCTACATTGTATTGATCTGTTCTTCCTCTTGCTTTTGCAATTTCTCTATCTCGTATTGCTTTATTAAAAGCAGACAATTGATCTTGTGCTGCAAATCCTGATCTTAAAATATCTTTATCAGCTGTGCTTTCTAACATATCTTCTCGTTGCATTTTTAATGGATCTAGTTCACCTGAATATTTTCTAGGATCTAGGTAAGATAAATAACTTTCAGCGTAAGAAATGTCTGCTGGTTTACCACCTAAAATTTTATTACCAATAAGTGCTCCTTCGAATAATGCCTCACCAAGAATGGCTCCTGGACCTAGAATATTTTTTAGTAATCTACCTTTTGTTGCAGCTTCAGCTGTCTCAACTAATTGTCTTGCAGCTTTTTTATCTCCAGCCGCTGCTTTCTTTTTAGTTTCATTTAAACCATCTCTAATACATTCATCACTTAATGCAAAGCCTATACGTCCACCATCTGCTTTTCGATTTATTACACATTTGTCAAGTTTACTATTAGCTACAAGATTATCTAAAAATTCTTTTTGAGTTTTCATATCTTTTGTAACTTTCATACTGTAACCAACATCTTTGTAACTTTTTTCAAAAGCTTCTTTTATTTTTGGATACTTAACAAATCTTGTAGCAAAACCTTCTATAGATTTACTTGGTGGATTTTTAAGATCAAAACTAGGGAGTTGCATATTTTTCTTTTCAGTGGCTGTTAAGTAAATTGGTTTAGCGCCTTTCTTTACTTCACCAGGATTGATTGGTTGTTTTAAAGCTCTAGTCTTTTCTTTTTCAAAAGCTTCAACTAAAAGATTTGCCTCCTTTTTTTCTGCAGCATTTAATTGACTATACTTTCTACCTTTAAATATTTCTTGTAATTTTCCGTGTGTTCTTGAAAGTGCAGAATCAATGTATGCACCTTTGATAGCACTATTAACATCTGTTCTTAGTTGTTGTGTAAATAAAGCATATGGTGCTAAATTTCCTTGACCAGGAACTCTTGTTCTTGCAGAGGCTGTTAAACTAAATATTTCATCAGGAGATTGTCCTTTATCTAAAGCATTTCTAATTGCTTGTTGGTATTTACCAATAAATGTTTGTCCTTCGCCTGATCCTATTGCCTTATCAACAACGTTACCATAGTAGTCATACAATACACTAGACATTCCGTATCTATTATTTCTTCCACCTATTTCTTTTCCTGTTGCAATAATTTTATTTGCTTTTTCATTATTAAGTTCAATACCTAAATTTTTATAAGCGTTTGTTGTGTCGGACATGGCTTCTGCCATTTGAAACAATCTTCTACTTGCAATAGATGCATCACCACCAACAATCTGTGTTGCTCTTGCTAAGAGAGCTTCTTGAGTTTTTCTATCTAAAGTGCCTTTTAATAAATTTTGAATTTGATTGTCATTTGCAAGATCAACTATTACTTTATTCATATTAGCTAATCTAGTTTCTAAACGTTTGTTAGTAGAAACTTGTGATCTAAATTTTCTAACATCATTTACTAAATTGTTATAATCTTTAGATGTAAATTTTTGTCCTGTTTCATCAGTAATTCTATCTGAAATGTATTTAATCTGATTGGGTTTAAAATTATACATTTTCATGTAAATACCTTTTTTAGGATTTGCGGGTAATTTTTTTGAACCTTTTTCTATAACTCTAGTATAAAACTGTCCCATGTTGTCTGGTAAAAACTGAGCTAATTTTTCATCGCCTGTTGAATTTTGATAAGCTTTAATCGTATCAACCATCATGTTTAGTAGTTGTCTTTCTTTACCATCAATTCCTGGATATCTTTCAGGTACAAATTTAAAGTTTGCTATTTCAGGAAAATTATCTTTAGCGAGTATTAATGCAGCTCTTATTCTTCTGATATCTGGTCTATTACCTTTTCCACTTTTTCTCGACCCAGTCCCACTCGTATATATTCCTGCTTTTTCCCCTAGTTCTTCAAATCCAAATATATTACCTTTATTATTTACAATAATATTTCTAATCTCAATTGCATCATCAAGAACACTACCATATTTTGTAGCACCGGACTTATAGACTTTTACAAATTTATTATCTACTTTTTTGTCTACCTTTTCTATATTAATTTTTCCTAAATAATCTGGATCCAATGCACGAATTGATTTAATATCTTTGTATTTTTTTGTTCCTTTTTTTGTAGGTCTTTCTGAACCTTCAAGAACTTTAGGTGTTTCAAGTTTAAGTTTCTGTGGCGCTTTTTTAGCAGACATACCTTTATATAAACCAATACGACCACCACCGGCCATTGGATTACGTTTCATGAAATCATCGTAAGCTTCTCTATCTAATGCTCTTTGTGGTCTGTCTATCTTGTCTGCTGTTGTAACTTCTCCTTCGTCGAAGAGATCCATCAACTCTATGATTTTTTGTTGTAAGTCTTCCATTACTCACCTAACATTCTAGCAAGACCACCCGATGCAAAGTCATCTACGTCTGTGTAATAATCATCGGCCTCACCTTGCCTTTGCACGACGTACTCCGATTGACCTTCGGGTGTCTCATAGTATTTAACTTTATCTTTTCTTTTTTTACTTTGAACAATCTCTTTTAGCGTGGGTTTTTTACCTGTCGCATATTGTTTTAGTATAGATACATCAGATTCCAGATCTTCTATAGCTCTTCCAGACATACCCTCTATTTCTAAATCATAATCATCAGGACCCTGTGCTCTGCCGACTATGCCTGACTCTTCAGTTTGAAACTCTCCTACCGGTCTTGGGTCTCCTTCATCCGGTGGCGGTTTTTTATATCTAAGATCTACTTTCTCGCCAAACATGGTTGTGGGACTCTCGTACTCTACTACAACAGCACCCTCATC